GCCTGAAGGGGATGGCGACGAAAGCAGCCTCGATGCCGAGATCAACGCCGCCGAGAAAGAAGCCGCCAAGCTGCTGAACCAGATCCACGACCAAGCCAAGAAGGCGGAATTCGACAAGCGCGTTCATGGTAAAAAATGAGGTCAGTTTCGTGGCCTTCTTCCTCATGTGGGCCAAGCTCATGGGGTGGAAGGTTCCACTGCTGCACATCCGATTCTGCAACTGGCTGGAGACATGCGCCGATCCGGTACGTGTGCTAATGGTCTTCCGGGGTGCGTCGAAATCGACCACTTATGCGGTGTACAAAGCCTGGAAGCTGTACCGCAACCGCAACAGCCGGTCACTGATCTGGGCGGCCGATGGCGATCTCGCCAAGAAGCTGACCCGCGACACCCTGAACGTACTGCGCCGGCATCCGCTGTGCGCTGGCATGCTGCCGCCGAAACCTGGCGCGCAAACCTTCTGGGTGAATGGCGCGGCCGATGCGCGGAACGCCAGCATGAACGCGGTCGGGGTCAATCAGAATGCTACCGGCAGCCGGGCCGACGACATCGACTATGACGACGTTGAGGTTCCGAAGAACATCAAGACCGCCGAGGCGCGCAGCAATCTGCGGATGAAGATCGAGGAATCAACATTCATTGCCGTCCCTGGAGCGCAGGAAACCTATATCGGCACGCCGCACACGCATGATTCGATTTACCCGGAGCTTGTCGAGGCCGGCGCCGCAGTGCTGAAAATACCCCTGTTCGAGAACTCCGTCCGCTACGAGCAGACCGATCGGGCGCTGCGCTATCGCATCCCTTTTTCGGTCGGTGACGATGGTCTCTACGTGATCACCGGGATTCACAAGTTTGCCCGGCTGCTGACGGAAGGCGAGGACTACCGCATCGATGGCGACGAGGTTGTGTTCGCCAAGCCGCCCTGCGTGGTGCTCGACCTCTACGCGTATTGCGCCTGGCCTGAGCGCTTCACCCGCGAGGACATCATCAAGCGCCGCCGCAAGACCCGGACGCTGAACTACTGGGACAGCCAATACATGCTCGAAGCAAAGCCGATCACCGAGACGCGCCTCGACCCGGCGCGCATCATCCCCTACGCCGTCGAGCCGGTCATCCGCTACGCCAACAAGACGGCCAGCATGTACCTCGGCAACATCAAGATTGCCGGCATGACTGCGCGCTGGGATCCATCCTCCGGGAAACTCGACAGCGACGTGTCTGCATTCGCCATTGATCTGCAGGACGAACACGGCAGGCACTATCTGCACCGCACCCAGCAGCTGGTCGGCGACGTGGCCGAGTTCGCCGAGGACGGCAAGCGCATCATCGGCGGCCAGGTCTGGCAGATTTGCGATCTGGTCGAGCAGTTCCATATCCCCCGCGTGGTCATCGAGACCAACGGCATCGGCGGCTTCGCTCCGGCTGTCTTAAAGGCCGCGCTCAAGCAGCGCCGGCTGATCTGCGGGGTCGCTGAAGAACAGGCCGTGGCCAACAAGAACAAGCGAATCCTGGAGGCCTACGAAGGGCCGATGTCGTCGGGAATGCTGTGGGCGCATACCTCTGTTCTCGACGGAGAGTTCTGGGACCAGATGAAGGATTTCAACCCGGAAACGAAGAACCAGGCCGACGACTACATCGACGCCGGGGCCGGGGCCATCGCCGATGCACCGCAGCGCATCAACATCACCCAGCGCGATAGCGATCCGACGCCGAAGAATCACCACTGGCGGACCAATTCAGGCGTGCATGAGGTCGTCTTCGAGAGGTAGTCGGGAAACCGTTTGGCGGTCGGAATGACACTTCTGGGCAATCTGATATCGAGGTTGCCCTATGCCAGTACCCGCCCAAGCTACCCTGTTCAATGAGTCGGTCGCCAATGGCTTGACCACCTCTTTCCCATATCAGTTCATGATCGCCGATGCGGACGACATCACGGTCGAAGTCGACGACATCATCGTGACGACTGGCTTCGCCGTGACCGGGGTCGGCTCGCCGACTGGCGGCGCTATCGAGTTCGCCGTCGCTCCGGCAAACGGATCGACCGTGCTGCGCTACCTGGACCCGGTGTTAAAGCGCGTTGAGGATTACCAGCAGCTCGGCGATTTCAATTCCGAAACCATTGACCTCGACCTCGACCGCATCTGGCTCGCGATCCAATCGTTTCAGGCCCGCGTCGGCCGTGCAATCAAGCTGCCGGTCGCTACGAACGGCGACCAAACACTGATGGAGAACGCGGCTGAGCGCGCGAATATGGTGATTGGTTTCGACTTGTCAGGAAATCTAAAGTTGTTATCACCGGTCGAAAATCCTCTTCTAGCGGAAGAACTGGCGAGTACATCCGATGGAAAAGGCGTTGCGCTTGTCGGATTCAAGCAATCCGGAACTGGCGCTGTTGCGCGCACCGCACTAAGCAAGATGCGCGAGACTGTAAGCGTCAAGGATTTCGGCGCCATTGGTGACGGGGTCGCCGATGATACGACGGCGATTCAAAATGCCGTGAATGCGGCAATGGAATTAAATGGAGTTGTTTATTTCAACGGACCCGCTGTATATAAGATAACGTCACCAATTACAGTAAAGGTGACACGCGACCTTATAGAAGAAACTCCCGGTGCTGCTCAGTATTCAGACAACTGCGCGGCTTCTCTAATCGGTTTTGGCTCTCCAATCATCAAAGCAAGCGGCACGCTGGCGCATATGGTAGAACTGGTATTTGATACTTCGGACAGTGATATTGCTCCGTTCTACTCAAAAGTTCAAGGGCTAGGGTTTGATGGAAGCAATACAGCATCAATCGGAATCAAGTCTAATTATTGCTTGGGAGTTACTTACGAAAACAATAGATTTTGGAATTTGCCTGTTGGCATTTCCTATACAGGCTATGGTGTTTTTCGTGCGCTGTTCAATAATTTCAAATGCTCAACCGGCATAAAATTATCAGGGGGCGGCGGTGATTCGCTGATATTTGGCAATGATTTTTACGCCGCAGCAAACAGCACATCAGGACTCGTCTTTGAGTATTACGGCGGAAATTCTCGCGTTATATCAAATGTGTTCACGAATCAAGACGGCTACACAACCACGTTTGCCGTTAAGTTAGACGGTACAACCGCACCCGGAACGGAAGAAGTGCGGAACGTCAATATCACTGATAACGAATTTTGTGGGTACACGACAGGTATTTACGCAGTAGGCAAAGGAAGCGGAACTTACAACGTATATGACTGCGTTATTAGGGGAAACCATACACTGCCTTATGGGGGAAGCAATCCGGGTAAGTTGCTAGAGGCAATTGATTGTTCTGGTTTCAATATTTCGAATAACAAGTTCAACTCAATTTCATATAGTTCAGCCACGGAAACATCGGGCCTCGCTCTTACTAGAACGCTTGATTTTAAAATCAGTGAAAATCACTTTGAAAACTATAGCAATTCTGCACTTCGTCTAACTGATTGTGTTCGCACAACCGTTTCTAACAATTCGTTTTACGACAATGGAAAACTTGGTGCGAGTTATGAAGTTGTACGAGTTGGTGGCGGTTCTTCGTCGAGAAATTACTTTCTAAATAATCGTTTTTATCAGTCGAGTGACTCTTACGCGGAAAACGGAATTGTCGAATTATCTGGCGTGAACGCAACGTTTGCTTATAGAAATACTTTTCTAGGTCTTAATAGACCATATACGATTGTTGGTGCGGCATCCGTTATGAAATTAGAAGATGACGGGACTGCTGCGCCAACAACCGGCTACTGGAATACCGGAGACATAGTGTGGAATCGTTTGCCAAGTGCGGGCGGCGCTCCGGGATGGGTTTGCGTTGTTTCAGGCGCTCCTGGGACTTGGAAGGCCATGCCAAACCTTGCGGCATGACGACAAACTTGGATTTTTGATATGGACCAACAGCAACTTTTCAACGTCCTATTTGCCCTCGTTGGCGTCCTTGGTGGCTGGTGGATGAAAGCCATGTGGGAGGCGATTAAATCGCTTGAGCAGGCCGACAAAGCACTCAGTAATCAAGTTGCCGATATCAAGGTTCTGGTGGCTGGAGGATATGTCAGGACAGAGCAATTTGACAGCTTGAGTAAAGCGATATTTGCCAAGCTCGATCGCATCGAAGACAAACTCGACGGAAAGGCTGACAAATGAAAGCGCTACCTCGCGGCCAGCAATCATGAATAAATCCTTGCCGCGAGGCATCCGTTTAGATAGATCGCCATCTGGTGGAGTTGGTGATGCGGCATACCTGCGCAACAGAAATTCCGTACTCAGATGCGAGCCTTCTTTGTATGCCGCGCGGCCCACTCTTGGCTCGCTCTCTTATATCCACGGCCTGTTCCTTAGAAATTTTTGCGGTGATGCATTTCTCACCGTTTTGCATCGTTCCGTGATTGTTCATATCAAGCTGGTTATCTCTGTGTGTCGCCCACCTAAGGTTTTCGACGGAGTTATTTCGAGGGTTTCCGTCGTTATGCGCCACGTCGGTAAGTGTCTTGTCGACAGGAAACCCAAGAAAGGCAATCGCAACCAGTCTATGGGCCATCCTTCGACACGGCTTACCAATTTCATCTCGGAGTATGTAAGCCGTGTATCCGAAGCCTGTTTCAGAGCCCTTAATCAAAATAGGGGTTTGCCGCCATCCAAGAGTCTCGTCAGGATTTCTCCACGATCTGGCTTTCTTTCGCCAAGAGCGAACCTCTCCGCGCTGATTGATTTCGTATTGGTCAAATCCTGGAATAGTTTTCCACGTGTCCATTTTTAGATATGTAGGAGGTTGAAATGAATAAGAAATTACCACGTGGAATTACGAATTGCAACCCGGGCAACATCGAGCGCGGCAAAGACCGCTGGCTTGGCATGTCGGCCGACCAATCGACCGACCCGCGCTTTCTGGTCTTCGACAAGCCGGAGTCGGGCGTCCGGGCCTTGATGCGCGTCCTGATCAACTATCAGGAGCGCCACGACATCAAGACGCTGCGCGCCGCGATCAACCGCTGGGCGCCGACTACCGAGAACAATTCGGCGGCCTACGTGCAGCATGTCTACCGCCTGACTGGCCTGGACCCCGACGAGCCGATCGACTTCCTCGACGAGTACATCTGCACCGCCGTGACCAAGGCGATTGTCCGGCACGAATGCGGCGCACCGGAAGCCTACGGTCAGCCTGAGAACTGGTACACCGACGATGTGTATCAGCGCGCCGCCGTCATGGCCGGATTCGACCCGGCCACCAAGCCGCTGACGCAATCGAGGACGGTGGCCGGGGCGGTGATTGCTGCGGCCGGCACGGTCGGCACGGTGGCCGCTTCGTCATCTGCCGGACTGCCGGTGACGGCTGACGACATCAACACGGTCGTGCAGGTTGTCGGTCCGCTGCTCGGGACTTCGGTCATGGCCGTCCTGTCGCCGGTGGCTTCCATCGTCGGTATCGGCCTGACGCTCTACGCGCGCTGGGATGATGCGCGCCGGAAGATCAGATAGGAAACCGCTTCTACAAAAAAGAATCGACCTCGAAGCCATGCGGCTTTCAAGAGGTCGATTATCTTTTATTTTGTAGAAAAAACTGCAGCCAATGTGCTGTGTAATGCCCGTGGTTGCGTCGTTCTGGCGGTCACTTGCTCCACTCCTTGCGCGGGTTTGGGCAAATCTCGCTCACCGGGCAATCATCGCAATAGCCAGGGCTTGGCTTTGCCAGGATGCAGCCCCATGGGCGCGGCGTCT